AGATAGGTGCGCTTGAAAGAATACTCGCCCAGCGTGGAGATGTCCCACTTCTCACCCCGGAAGCGCACCCACATGCCGGGCTTGATGTCGTCCCGGTAGCGGATGGTGAAGTTGATGACCTGCTCGGTGTTCATCACGTCGGCGGCGCGGTAGTGCTGGTTCCCGGCGTCGGTACAGGCGGCCCAGACCTTGCAGACGACCACATCTTTGGGTTCGGGGTAGCCGTTTGCATTGATACTGTTCTCGGTATACCCGATCTCCACGAGGTGGCGAAGGTCGCCGGGATGCGGGTCGGACTCGAAGTTTTTGTAGCCGCGCAAGCGTCCTCACCACCTTTTTCAGAACATTTTCTCAGGGTCGCGGTAGGGATAGAGC